AGGGTAGCTGAGGCTGAGTAGCACCAGTAAGCTCTCACGTGTAGGTAGGGATTAGTATACATAGCTCACGCATATGTGTTGGGATAGTGCGTAGTCATAGTGATGTGATAGTGAAGAGTTACCTCACCTGTGCACAGGGCTAAGGTCTGACTAGTAGTACACGTAGTCATACGTGTTGCACTAGTCAGGCTTAGGGGTGTGCCAGCTGTGAGTTTGGGTGGGTAATCAAGGTAGTGTGTGAACGTTACAGTGAACTCAATTCAATTGAACGTTTGAACTCAACCTGATCGTAACCCTCAACCCGTATTTAACGGGGGGTAGGGGTAACTCTTCCCTCATACACACATTCTAGATATAGTTTTACATCCACCACTCTCTACTGGAACAATTAATACCTTTATTTGTATAATTGGGTATGAGCAAACGCAAGATATACGAAGTATTTAATATGATTACTGGTAGGTGGGAAGCTCATATGATAGACGAAGACGTGTTTTTCTCTGATATGAGAAAACTCGATAATGAGCGAGAGGTCCTAGATGCAGAGATCAAGATTATTAATAAAATCTTAGAGCAGCAACTAAATAATAAGACGGAATCTTATAATGAGAGTAGGGATTAACACTATAGTGTATATACACTTGTGTAATTACTCTTTTCCTAGTATATTATATAAACACTAATAGAGTAACACTATAGAGTTACTCAAGGGGAAAGAAAGTAAATGAAAACAATATTAGCAATGATTGTTGCATTATGCTTATATAATTGCACAGTCGAAGAGATCATTACACATGTAGATACAGATACGTTGTATGTATATCAAACAGATACTCTATATACAACATATAATGATACCATATATGACGTTATAGTAGATACTCTGTATGATGATAGGGAAGGGGATACCGTATATGTTATACGGATAGATACAATATACCAAATTGATACTATTTATATAGATAATGCTTATAATGATAGCACATTATTTGATATATATGTAGAGACGGGTAATGTACCACCAGATTGTAGCCAAATATTGGCTGTTTGTCAAGGAACAACAGATAATATCATATATTTGGAAGAACAAATGTGTCCATATACGATTCAAGGGGGTATTGATCAGATACCAGCTGGAGATTACGTATTAAAGTCATGGTATATTAATAGTATTGGTAATATGATCAGTACTCAATTATATAATTTCAGTATAATTGGAGATATGTACGTTATTATAGATGGAGACTATATAACATTAGTATCTGGAGACTAGGTGGATATATTACGAAGAAAAATAAAGGGAATAAAAAAAGTATTTAAGATTTATTCCCAAGAAGAAGCTGAGAAGCTTGGAATTGCTTATATTCATTGGAAAAAAGCAAAAGAAGGAGATTATGCGGTAACAGATGATGGATTTGTAGGTCTTTGTATAGGGAAAAAGGATTATACCGACAAAAATGGTCGAGTTAAGACTTTTATTAGGCTTTGTCATGGAGCAAATTGGAATGGTAACACCAATAAAATAGAATATTTAGTTAATAAAGCATGTAAGGTATATTCTCAAGCTAATCCAAAATCATGGCAAGAAAGAGAAGCAAAAAGAACACGTACCAAAAATTTAGTAAATGCTTATGTAGGACAAGCTCTATCTTCCTCTGGTTTTGATTATAATAAATTGGGAAGGATATATAGACCAGATCAAAGTTCACCATCAGCAACTATTAAACGAATATTAAAACAGGAGTTTATAAAAGATATGATAGAGAAAAAATTAAAAGAAGTGATGGAAGATAAAGGTATAAACAAATCCTCGGTAGTTGACACCATGTTAGAAGCAGTAGAAATAGCACGTCAGAAACAAGACGTAACTAATATGCTGAAAGCATGTGATTATTTTATGGAGCTACTGGAGATGAAGCCTACTAAAAAAATTGTTACAGATACATTACAGTTAGATATGTCCAGCAGCATAGTAGAAGCAATAGAATCTGAAGAGAAGTCCTTGCTTATGCAGCGTAAAGAAGAAGTCAATGAACCAAGAGACTCCGATCAGTCCTGAAGAACAATACATTGGGGTTGATCCTCATAATATTATACGAATGCAGATAGAGATTGCTGTCGAGGCATTAGTTGACATTGCTTATACAAATAGCTTATCAAAAGAAGCAATGATAAAAGCAGCAGATGATGCTATTAATGAATTAGAAATGGTGGGAGATATGTATAGCTATGGCTACCAAGACTGAAGACTTAAATAAAATAAAAGGCAAATTAGTAAATAATCTTGTATTGTTTGGCAAAGTATGTATGCCCAATATGTTCTCTTCTGCATCTCCTGAATTTCATTATGAGATATCCAAGAGATTAATGGATGAAGAAATTAAACAAATAAATATTGTCGCTCCTCGTGGGCACGCCAAATCTTCCATCGTTGGCGGTATCTTTCCCCTATACCATCTCATGTTCCACGAGGGGCAAAAATTAATAGTATTAGTTTCTAGAACTCAAGACCATGCTATTAAATTATTAGGTACTATAAAAGATTGCTTAGATTTTTCTGCAAACTTCAGGGGTTTGTTTGGATATTGGGGGCAGCATTCTGCTAGACAATGGTCTAAATCAGAGATAGAACTAAAAGATGGTTCAATGATTGTATGTAAAGGTACAGGACAACAGTTACGTGGGATTAAAAAAGGCAATCAAAGACCTACATTAATTATTGTAGACGATCCAGAAGATGAAAACAATACAAAGACTTCAGAAGCAATGGAAGTAAACTTACGTTGGCTGCTGCAGAGTGCATTACCTTCCTTGGACCCGCAAAGAGGGCGTATAGCCGTCATTGGTACTCCGCAGCACCAGCGATGTATGGTAGAAACATTGAAAGAGATGAAGGGTTGGGAAAATATGCATTTTGCTCCAGACCTAGATAAAAAGATTTCATTATGGGAAGAATGGCATCCAGTAGAGAAACTTCAAAGGAAAAAGGAAGAGTTAGAGTCTATCAATAGAGTTTCTGTGTTTTATAGAGAATATCTATGCCAAATCATAGGAGATGAAGATCAATTGTTTAAACAACAGTATTTTCAATCATATGATGGTAAATTAATACACGGGGAAGATGGAGATGCGTTTATTCAGTTTAAAAGTATAAATCATAAAGAAACAGATAAATTACTACCAGTTAATGTCTTCATGGGAGTAGACCCTGCTTCATCAACTAGAAAGACAGCCGATTATAGTACAATCGTATCTGTGGCAGTTGATAGAGAGAACAACAGGTATATTCTCCCCTACTTCCGTAAAAGGGCTACTCCTATGAAACTTGCAAACCAGATAATAGAGCATTTTAAAATACTGAAACCGTCAAAGGTTCGTATTGAATCAGTAGGATATCAGGAAATGCTTAGAGAGTACATTCGGCAGCGGTGTGATGAAGAGAATATGTTTATAGCTGGTTTGGAAATAAAAGAAAGCCCTAGGAATAGTAAATCAGCAAGACTGGAAACAATGGAGCCTTACTTTGCTCAAAATAAAGTATATATGATGGATTCAATGGAAGAACTAAGAGATGAATTGCTATTATACCCTAGAGCTAAGAATGATGATTTATTAGATGGTCTCTATTATGCAATGAAAAATACATATTCACCAGTACATGAAACTAGTGATATGAAGATAGATAAAGAACAATATGTAAGGTCTCAAAGTTTTGATTGGATGATTGCTTAAACTATATCTAAGTTCTAAGGAACAATTATGACCTCGAAAACGTATAAGTTGATGTTTAAATGCATTTTTCCACATGCCAGAGATACATCCAGAAGTAAGACTTACACAAGACTTATTCTCTAACTATAGTTCTGCACGTTCAGACTGGGCTAAGCAAGCCTCTGAAGATGCGGAGTTTAGAGCTGGTAAACAATGGTCTGATAAGCAAGTAAAGTCTTTACGTGCTAGAGCACAGGAACCTTTAGTTGTTAATGTAATCCATCCAGCAGTAGAGCAAGCAAAAGCTATGCTTACTGCAAACGCTCCTAAGTTTCAATCTACTGGGCGTGATAATTCCGATACAGAAGTTGGTAGGGTCTTTTCAGACCTTATGGCATGGGTATGGGATATATCTAATGGCAATACGGAGTTAAAACAAGCTATCGATGATTATTATGTAAAAGGTATGGGTGTTATGGTAGCATACATACACCCAGAAGCTGATTTTGGAAAAGGGGAAGTATTTATTAAATCAGTAGATCCTTTATCAGTTTACTTTGATGCTGATTCACAAGATCCCTTCTGTCGGGATGCTAGTAATATTATTATTGCAAAACGAATGACAGAAAAAGAATTAATTGAAATATATCCAGAATTTGAAGACAATATAAAAGAATCAACTCAAACAAGTCATATAAACGAAGAAAGTGAAAATCGTTTTGGACTTATGAAAGAAGATGTACTTCCAAAGTCACGTAAGCAAGGAATGCTTGATATTGACTTCGAAAGAGAACTGGAGGTATTTGAAAGGTATACAAAGGTAAAGATTCCTTATTATAGAGTATTTGATCCTTTATCAAACGATGAGAAACTTTTAACAGATCCTCAATACGCAGAATACAGAGAAGAACCAGCAGTTATATTAACTGTTTCTGGTGGAGAGCAGCAGGTATTCACTGATCAGATGAATGTTTCCAAGTTCATGGCGATCCATGACGAAATTGGAAAGGTTTATCACTTGGAACTTGATCCCATGACGGGACAACCCACGCCAGTGGCTGGTAGGGAGAATGAGAATTCTATCCCAAACAGTTATACTGCTATTGATCCCATCGTTAAAGGCGAACTTATTGACAATGAAAAAATCATGGTTAATAAAGTTATGGTCACCAACATAAAACAATGTATCTCAGTTGGCGATGAATATCTGTATTCTGTTGTATTGCCTATAGAAGATTATCCTGTTGTTCCAATAATGAATAACCACCATAGGAATCCATATCCAATTAGTGATGTTAGAACAGTTCGTGGTTTACAAGAGTATATTAATAAACTACGTTCACTAATTGTGGCTCATGCGAGTAGCTCTACTAATGTAAAGCTGCTTATTCCTCGTGGTTCGATGAACAAGAAACAGTTGGAAGAAGAGTGGGGTCGTGCAGGTACGGCTGTAATTGAATTTGACCCAGAGCTTGGACAACCGATTGTTGCGGGACCAGTACCACTACCAAATGAATTATATAAAAACGAAGCGGATGCTAAAGCTGATATAGAAAGAATATTAGGAATATATACATTTATGCAAGGCGACGTTGGTTCTGCCCCGCAAACATTTAAAGGAACTGTTGCTCTTGACGAATATGGTCAAAGACGTATCAAGTCCAAAAAAGATGATATTGAATATTCAGTAAATCAACTAGCAAGAGCTGTAGTTGGTCTAATGCAATATGTGTATACATCAGAAAAAGTAATTAGGTTAATGCAACCAAACAATAAACCTAAAGAAGTAAGAATTAATCAAAATATTTATGATGAGATAAGCGGTCATCTAATGGAAAAATTAAATGACATATCTGTTGGTAAATATGATATTATCATTGTCTCTGGCTCAACTCTTCCATCTAATAGATGGGCTAGGTTTGAATACTATATGCAGCTTTACCAGAGCGGTCTGATTGATCAAATTGAAGTTTTAAAACAAACGGATGTTGCTGATATGGAAGGCGTACTGGAAAGAGCTGGTCAAATGCAAAAACTCATGCAGCAGGTTCAGCAGCAGGAAGAACAGATTAAAAAATTAGAAGGCGATCTACAGACTGCACAGCGTGAATCTATCCATGATAGAAAAAGAGTTGAAGTTAAAGAATTTGAAAAGAAATTGGCTAAAGCAGAAGCAAAGGCTGAAATGGCTACACAGCTATATAAGTCAAGAGCATCTGATGAACTTGCTAAACTTAAAGAAGAAGTTAAGGAAGTAACAAAGTCAGTGGACAAAAAAGTAGGCTTAAAAGAATAACAGCGGATGCTGGGAGAATACCAATTCGCAAGGAGTAAATAATGGCTGAAACACAAGAAGCAAGAATAGAAGTTGATCAAACACCGTATGGCTACGAGGTAGAAAAAACTACAGTTCCAACAATGGATGTAGAAGTACCTGTAGGTGATACATTAAAACCAGAAAGTTTTGATGTAGATGTGAGCCAACCAATGATCAGCGAAACGCCTGTCTCAGGACAAGAACAGGCTGAGAGCTTAGGAAGTCCTGAACAAGCACCTGCAAAAGAAGACTCGAGTAGATTTGAATATTGGCAAAGTCAGGCAGACAAGGTGAGGAGCGAACTATCGAATGCACAGCAAGAACTTGATTATTATAGAAGTTTAGCACAGCAGCAACAGTCAACGGTCTCCAATGGAAACCCTAATGGACAACCCCAACAAGAAATGGGAGTTCAACAGAATTCATTGCAGGCACCCGTCAAACCAACAAAACCAGTCAACTACAACGAGGTCGATGCGTATAACGATCCTGAGAGTACATCTTTCAAGTTTCGTTTAGAGAAAGAAAGATACCAAGACGATTATATGGGATTTCTTGAACAAAAAGATGAAGTCAGAGAGAGTGAAATGCGAGCTCAGTATGAGCAAGCATATGCTCAACAGCAAACTAATTTGGTTAAAAACAATGCTATGTCTCATGCAATGGGCGGCTATGGTTTTGATCAAATAAAAGCTGGAGACTTTGTTAATTGGGCAAGTAACCCAAACAATGTAACCGTTGATCATCTTATCAAACTCTATATGATGAAAGATGCACCCGATGCACGGGTGGAGCAGAAAAAACAAGAAATGAAAAAGTCGCAAGAGGTTCTTGCAATGCCAAGATCAGCAGCAGTTGAAACTGGTACTGCAGAGTCTCCACAGAGCGATGAAGACTTGTTTAATAATGCATTACTCTTTGGTAATAAAAGATAGAAGGAGTAAATCATGGCTGCAACTGAAAAGTTATTAAAAGCCTCTGGTGTACTTTATACTGATCGAAGGAATTTCTACGTTGATCCTCAAGTTGTTAAAGAACTTTGGACTGACGTGGCACCGTTTACTACGGTGGTTTCTAATAGAGAACAGCGTAAAGTACCCGACCCGATTTTCAAAATGTTTGAACATCGGAATCCGTGGCATAAGCAGTATTTCCTATGTAATAGTGATACTGATAATCTTGACTCGGATAATGTTACCAATACAACTATTACTGTCGATGGTAATGTCAATTGCAATATCGATGATAGTTTAGTTGGGGCAATCTGTGAAGTATGGACAACAAGCTATGGCAGTAAAAAAGCCATTGTAAGAGTTGATTCTGTAACAAGTTCAACTGTTATTGTTGTTAATACATTATGGACAAGTTCTGGTAGCGATATTGCATTAGTTGATAATGACATTTTTGAGATTATTGGTAATGCACAAGGTGAAGGTACAGCATCACCTGAAGCATGGGCTGATGAACTTAGTGTTGTTTGGAACTCTTGTCAGATTTTCAAAACACCGCTACAGGTCACTGGAACATTGCTTGCTGCATCATTGCGTGGCGAATCTTCTGAACTTGCACGTTTACGTGCTCAGAAGAATCAAGAGCATAAAATGCAAAAAGAAAAAGCGTTCTTATTTGGACATAGAGTTGGCGGAACAGGTCTTGAACTTCAAGGCGGTGACTCCAGTTCTGAATCATTTGCTGATGGCGGAGTAGTTGATGCAGATGGTAATCTTGTAAGAACATGCTACGGCATTTTGAAAGCTATAGAAGACTATGGCGA